AGATGTCTAAGACTGTAAAGAAGATAGGTGCTCTGAATTTAAAAACTCTCATAGAATCAGATAAGTTAATAATCAATGATTACAATATCATTGCAGAACTTACAACTTTCATCGAGAAGTCAAACTCATTTGAGGCAGAAGAGGGTTGTAATGATGACCTTGCCATGTGTCTAGTCATATTTGCATGGTTGGTGATGCAAGATTATTTCAAAGAGATGACAGATGATGACATAAGGAAGAGGGTATATGATGACCAAAGAGATCAGATAGAACAGGACATGGCACCATTTGGATTTATAGCTGATGGATTAGAAGAAGAACAATCATTTGTAGATGATGAAGGCACTAGATGGAATGTAGATGAGTATGGTGATAGATCATACATGTGGGATTATCTGTGATGGACTTAGATGATCCAGTCCTGTTTCTACATGAGAGAACCTGTAGAGTATGTGGCAAAACTTATTCACTAACAGAAGGTTTTTATTTGACTAGAAAGAGTAGAGGCGAGAAACCATCTTCATATTCATATGAATGTAAGACTTGCACCATTGACAGAGTAAAAAGTAAAAGAAGAAGAGATAAACCAGACCTATACCCTGACTGGTAGGTGGTTCATGTATCGTTTCCCCAGTGAAAAAGTAGCAATTTCTAAATAATAACAGAGAAAACAACTGAGATCTTCGAGGAACACTAACATGGCGCTTAATCTAGTATCTCCAGGCGTTAAGGTAAGAGAGGTAGACCTAACAGTAGGAAGGATTGACGGCATCAACGATCAAGTTGGCGCTATCGCTGGACCTTTTGCAAAAGGACCTGTCAATGAACCAGTTTTAATTGAAACTGAGCAAGACTTACTTGAAACGTTTGGTAAACCATACTCTTCCGATGCTCAATATGAGTACTGGATGACTGCATCTTCATACCTATCATACGGTGGGGTATTGAGAGTATTGAGAAGTACAAACCCAATGCTATCCAATGCTAACGCACCTGTCGGTGTTGCGGTAACAAACTTGACAATCAAGTCACAAGAAGATTACTACAATAACTTCAACAATTTAGCACAATCATTCTTATACGCTTCAAGATCACCTGGCTCATGGGCTAACGATCTTAAGATTTGCACTATTGACTCACAGGCAGATCAAAGGTTAGCTATTGGTACAGAAGGACTTTCTGTTGGATTTGCGGTTACTGCTGGATTCTCAACAAGTATTGCTAAGTTAGATGGTACAGTTGGTATCGAAACAGGATACATCAAAGGTATTATCACTGGAGTCAACGAAGGTTCTATTGATGTCAAAATTGTTTCAAAACACAATGTATCAACAGATGTCTGGAGTGCAATAGACTACGAGGAAGGATCTGGAACTGCTGCCTTCCAAGGATATGATGACGGTATCTACAATGCTTTCTTCAGTGCTGCGAATGATGTCAACCATCCAAACAGAGTTAAGATCTTTAACAATAGTGGTAACTCTGTACAAGTTGAAAGAACTCGTTTTACTGCTGCAATAGGTATCGGTTCTACTGTGATTGCGTTCGGAGATGACTTCGCAACAATTAAGTCTGAACCAGGCGATACAATTAAGTCTCTTAACGGAACATACTCTGGTACTATTGTTTCACTACCAAGTTTCGGTGGTACTCAAGAAGTTGTTATGGACACTGCAGCAACTGTTGCATTTGCTAACACATCCTTCATTGTTATGTCTGGTATTGATAGTGGAATCTATCTAAGACAAGGCAACACTGCTACCGATTGGTACAATCAACAAACTCTAGGTCTATCAAACAGCACTGTTTTCTGGAGTCAGATTGCAGAACGTCCTTCTACATCTGAATACGCAAAAGGTAGAAGTTCTAAGTATGACGAAATGCACCTTGTAGTCGTAGATGACACAGGTAAAGTCACTGGTTCTGCTGGTAACATTGTAGAGAAGTGGGTAGGATTATCCAAGGCAACAGACGCTAAGGTATCTCCATCTACTAACATCTACTATAAAGATTACCTTGCACAGTTCTCCAACTACGCATTTGTTGGTGCTGCACAAACAGGTATTGGTCTAAAACACACAATGTTGAGTGGATACACAATCGATTCAACTGGTGTTTGGGCTCAAGAAACTCAGGGAGTTACATTCAACGGATCTGGTCCTAAGATCTATTCACTATCAAACGGAATGGATTACGGTGGAACTGGAAGATTCAAGTGTGAATTAGGAGACATCGTTAGTTCCTACACAGTTCTTGATAACCCTGCTGAGTATTCAGTTAACTTCCTTATTCAAGGTCCTTCAAGTGGAGACTCCATCTATGAAGCACAGGCTAAGGCTAACAAGTTAATCCAAATTGCATCAAGTCGTAAAGATTGTATCGCATGTATTTCACCTTACAGACAAGGTGTTGTTGGTTTAACTAACACTGATCAACAAACAAGCAATATCGTATCATTCTACGATAGTTTGACATCCAGTTCATATGCAGTATTTGACTCTGGTTATAAGTACACCTTTGACAGATTCAACAACACATTCAGATATGTACCACTAAACGGTGACATTGCTGGATTGATGGCAAGAACATCTATTAACTCATTCCCTTGGTTCTCCCCTGCTGGAGCTCAAAGAGGTTCAATTAATAATGCTCTTAAACTTGCATACAACCCATCTCAGGGACAGAGAGATACTCTTTATCCTAAGAGAATCAACCCTGTAATCTTCTCTCCTGGCGCTGGTATCGTTCTGTTCGGTGATAAAACTGCACAGAAAGAAGCATCTGCGTTTGACAGAATCAACGTTCGTCGCTTGTTCTTAACAATCGAAGGAACTATCGAGAGAGCTGCAAGATCACAGTTGTTTGAATTCAATGACGATTTAACAAGAACTAACTTCTTAAATATCGTTGAACCATATCTTCGTGATGTTAAGGCTAAGAGAGGTATTACTGACTTCGTGGTCATCTGTGATGAGACCAATAACACAGCGGATGTTATTGATTCAAATACCTTCAAGGCAGACATCTTCGTGAAGCCTGCACGTTCTATTAACTTCATCGGACTAACATTCGTTGCAACTAGAACTGGCATCAGCTTTGATGAAGTTGTAGGTTCCGCCTAACTTTACTAAATAAACCGAAGAGGACTTAAGAAATGGCAACTAAAAATGCGCCTGGATTAGATACAAGAACCATTGATGACTTTAAATCGAAGCTCGTCGGTGGTGGTGCTCGCCCTAACCTGTTTGAGGTAGAATTAGTTTTCCCTCAAGGATTAGGTGAACAATCAGCTGAAGAAAGAGGTAGATTCCTTGTTAAGGCGGCAAACCTCCCTGCATCCAACATCAACGTGATTGACGTTCCTTTCAGAGGAAGGAATTTAAAGATCGCTGGTGACAGAACATTCGATGTCTGGACAATCACTGTTATTAACGACACTGATTTCCTCATCAGAAATGCTTTTGAAAGATGGATGAACGCAATCAACAAGCATGACAATGCTACTGGAGAAGTAACACCTTCTGATTATCAAACAGATATGTATGTTAACCAGATCGGTAGAGCTCCTGTTGCAGAGGGTCTTGGTGGATCACAGACAAACCAACAGAAACTTCCTATACTTAGAAAGTATAAGTTCCACGGAACATTCCCAACTAATGTAAGTGCAATCGAACTTTCATACGATCAAACAGATTCTATCGAAGAGTTCACAGTTGACCTACAAGTTCAGTGGTGGGATGTTTTTGATGGTAATAGTACTCCACTATTGACAAATCAATCAATTGATTCAACAGGTCCTGACGCAGACTTTAGCACAGTTAGATAATTAGTGTTATAATATAACATATAAATAACTGGGAATAGCCCAGTATTAGTGAGTTAATGGCTAAATTATTTGGTTTTAAAATAGAGAGGGATGACGAGAAGAACAAAGGCGTTGTCTCTCCTGTACCCCAAACGAACGAAGATTCGTCAGACTATTATGTGTCTAGCGGATTTTATGGGCAGTACGTTGACATTGATGGCGTATTTAAGTCAGAGTTTGAGTTAATAAAAAGATATAGAGAAATGGCATTACATCCAGAAGTGGACTCTGCCATTGAAGATATAATAAATGAAGCAATAGTTTCAGACCAGAATGATTCTCCTGTCGAACTCGATTTGGAGAATCTTCCAGCATCTGCGAAGCTAAAAGAATTAATCAGAGAAGAATTTAAAAAAGTAAAAGAAATCATGGACTTTGATAGTAAGTGCCATGAGATTTTAAGGAACTGGTATGTTGATGGTAGAATATTTTATCATAAGGTAATAGATATCAAGAAACCAGAAGAAGGAATTAAAGAAGTAAGATATATTGATCCCTTAAAAATAAAGTTAGTAAGAAGATTAAAAGTAGATCCTACTCTAAAGGGTGCTATAGCACAGGTCAACGCAAGCAGTCCAGATCAGATAGAATCTCCAGAGATAGAAGAGTTCTATCAATATGATCCAAATCAACACCAAGCTAAAAATGCTCTAGGTGCTATTGGTCAGAGTCCATTTTCAAGTAGACAAAAACCAGTAAAGATTGCACCAGATGCTATCACTTTCTGCCACTCTGGTTTAGTAGATAGAAATAAACAAACTATACTTTCTTACTTGCATAAGTCAATCAAGGCACTGAATCAACTCAGAATGATTGAGGATAGTCTTGTCATATACAGATTATCAAGAGCTCCTGAGAGAAGAATATTCTATATTGATGTGGGTAACTTACCTAAGATCAAAGCGGAACAATACCTTAAAGAGGTGATGAATCGTTATAGAAATAAACTTGTATATGATGCAAGCACAGGTGAAATCCGTGATGACAGAAAGCATATGAGTATGCTTGAAGATTTCTGGCTACCTAGAAGAGAAGGTGGTAGAGGAACTGAGATCACTACATTGCCTGGTGGACAAAATCTAGGTGAACTATCTGATATAGAATACTTCCAGAAGAAACTATACAGAGCTCTTGGAGTTCCAGAATCTCGTATAGCTGGATCAGGTGAAGGATTTAACTTAGGTAGATCATCTGAGATACTCAGAGATGAGATCAAGTTCACAAAGTTTGTTGGTAGAATGAGAAAGAGATTTTCTCATCTATTCTTAGATATGCTTAAGACACAATGTATTCTTAAGAACATTGTAACTCCAGAAGATTGGGAAATTCTATCAGATCATATACAATTTGATTTTGTTTACGATAATCATTTTGCAGAACTCAAAGAGTCTGAGTTGATGAATGAAAGATTGGGAGTTGTTGCAGCTGTCGATCCTTATGTTGGAAAATATTTCTCAGCTGATTATGTAAGGAGACATATATTAAAACAAAAAGACGAGGAGATCATAGAGATTGACAAACAAATGAAGAAAGAAATAAAAGATGGTATTATTGCAGATCCTATGGAAGTTCAACAACTTGAGATGGGTGTACATCCAGAACAACTTCCAGGCGGGGCAATGAATCCTGATCCTATGGGTATGGGTGCTCCAGTAGAACCTGGCATAGATG